CTGTGCGTTGAAATACACCGCACCGGCACCCGATGCGGTAAGAGTGACAACCTCCAGCAGCGTGTTGGCGGTGCCGCGGATCGGCTGGGGGAAGGTGATCGACATGGATGCAAGACCGCCGGTCGGAATCTTCGTCCGGTAGATCGCAGCACCGCCAGCGCCATCACGGATTGCCAGTTCGGTCGCGTTGGTCAGCGCCTCCGACATGATCTGGATGCTGGTGATGTAGTTGCGCAGACCAGCGCCAGCAGCAACACGGATCGTCACCGCAGTCGTGGTGTTCAGGATGCCGGCAGCAGCAGCAACATACTGCCAGCTAGTCTCCGGCACGGCATACGGATACACCACCATCGCCGCGCCGCTGGTCATCGTGGCGCGAGCCGCATCGCCTGCGACCAGCGTGGTCGGGCTGGCAGCAGTCCGAACCACACCGCCAGTGATCAACGGGTTGGAAGTGGTAGCCGCGTCCTCAGCCGCAGCGCCGCCGGTCAGCGTGCTGACGGTGGTAACGGTGGTGACCGTGCCAGACGAGACGGTGACAGCCGGCGTGTTGGTGATCACCGCCGGGATCGACGCGCTCACATCCGTCGTCGGGCGCTGCGTCCACTCAACACGCTCACGGGCAAAGTCGAATGCGCGGATGTAGCTGATCCGCAGTTCGGTTCGGCGCACCAGTCCGCCGCCGCAGTTCACGGTGGTGAAGTCAGCCGGCAGCACCGTGCTTCCCGCATACGGCAGCACCAGCGTCAGGTTGGTGGTGGCTGCACTGGCGATCTTCCATGCGCCGTCGATGTTCAGCGATGCGCCAGTGGCGATGTCGCGGCACCCGATGAGGTCGAGCGTGTCGCCGATGGTCACAGCAGGCGCAGCCCACGCAGCCGAGCCAACCAGCAGCAACTGCCGGGTGCCATCGGCCAGCGTGGAGAGCGCCGCAGACTGCACTGTCTGGCCAACAGCACCGAGCGCCGACATCAGGTTGCCGCCCTGCACACGCGCCACGAAGCCGCCATAGGTGGTGGCCGTGACCGCAGCGCCCCACACCACCGTGATCTGCGTGGCGTTGACCACAGACGCCACTGCGGTCGCCGTGGTCAAGTTGGCGAAGTTGGTCTGGTCGCGGCTGCCATACGCCACGATCACATCGGCCGTGGTCAGGCCGTGCGGCCGGTCAAAGGTCACCGTCGCAGTCGTGGTGCCGGTCTTGACCGCAGTCACGATCTGGCCGACAGGGATCGGCATCGAGTCGGCATTGCGAGCGCGCATCCGCAGCTTGTATTGCTTCGCTGGACTCGGCACCACGCTTGTGCGGATTAACCTGCTGGCCGAGCCAGTCAGAACATCAACCGCCTGATCCTGCACCTGCACGCGGTCGGCTTGGATGACGAGCTTGTATTCCGTAGTCGGTCCAAATGCGTACTGATACGCCGAGTTGACCAGTTGCACAGAGGCCGTCGTGCCGATGGTGACGCTGTGGTTGCCGGCGACCGTGCCGCTGGGATACGCATCGCCAGCCTCGGAGCGCGTGTAGAAGCTCGCGTTGGTGACGGTGGCATTCTCCAGGATCATCGAGATGCCGTCGTTCGCGCCACCGAGGCGCGGCCGGTGGAACACATAGCCCGAGGTGAACGGACCCACCGACAGGGACGGGATCGTGCCGCCAGGGCCAGCAGTCACGGTGAACTGCGTCGGGCTGGGAACGCTCGCCACCACCAGCGAGTTGTAGTTCATCCGCGAGTCATTGACACCAGCGATGCCGATGCACTTGCCAACGCTCAGGCCGTGATTGGTGGTCGTGTTGACCGTCAGCGTGGTGGTCGCCTGCGTGATGTTCAGGATGTTGACATTCGCGGAACTGATCTGCGACACATCGTCGCTCACCAGTTCAATCGAGAAGTCCTGGCCGACCGTGCGCTGCGACATCGACAGACCGACAGCGATCTCCACCGGCATCGTGAGCCGCAGTTCGCCCTCAATGACAGTCTCGGTGCCCGCAAAGAGCGACGATTTCGACAGCACGAGGTAGCTCGCCGCAGCTGCGTTGCCGTCAGCGTAGGCCAGATCGCCAGTGCCGAGGACTTGGGAGTAGCGGCCATCAGTGGGATCGTATGACTCGAAAGCGTCTCGCGCCTTCGTGGTCATGTTGCCGGCAGAGGCAACCACCTCGGCATAGGTGCCGTCGTTCAGGTCGATGTTCTTGCGGTTGACCTGATCGCGGCTCTTGATGATGTTTGCCATGTCGTTCCCTTCGCGGCTTACGCCGCAGCGCCGGCCATCGCCAGCGTGATCCGTTGCATCAGCGTCTGGTCACTCCAGCGCCGATCCACCTTGAGTCCGATCTTCTCTGCCTGCTGCTCCATCTCGGCACGAGTCGGCGGCTCATCGTCAGCCGGCACAGGCTCATCGACAGGCTCACCGATCACCGCCTCGGCCACAGGCGCAGGCTCAAGCCCGATGGCTTGCAGGTACGACTCGCACCAACCATCGGCCAGCGCGTCGGCCACTTCTTCGGCATCGAAGCCCTTGCAGTCGTAGGTCTTGCCCGGAGGACCGAAGTGCGGACCCGGCGAGCGATAGAGCAGAACTTGCGTCACTTCTTCGCCTTCTTCACGGTTTTGGCAGCAGCACGGAACGCCGCCGCAGTCGGTGCACCCTTCGCGCCAGGCTTGCGCATCTTCTCACCGCTGCCAGCCGCGATGCGCTCACGCTTGGCTGCGATGTTCGCGTACAGACCCGGCTTCACTTCTTCGCCTTCGCGGGTGCCTTGCTCGGCTTGCCAGCCTTCAGCGCAGCGGTGCGAGCAGTGTTCAGCGCGATGGCCACCGCTTGCTTCTGCGGCTTGCCGGCCTTCATCTCACGCGAAACATTGGCACTGATCGACTTCTGCGAGTAGCCCTTCTTCAGCGGCATCGTGCTCTCCAGATGTGACAACGCGGGCGGCGGCCAGGAACCCCTAACCCTAACCGCCCGCGTCGCCGTCAGACCGATCAGCCGAGACGGTAGGTCACGAAGGTGTCGGTCGCGCTCTTGCGAGTGCGGAACTGGCCCGAGGTGCCGGTGGCCACAGCGCCAGCACCGACGACAGTGTGGCCGGAGCCAGCCTGCGTCACGGTGAAGGTGTTCGGCCCGGTGTTGATCACCGCCCAGTCGAACGAGTCATTCACCGCGAACTGCGAGGCCAGTTCCATCACCGCGCCAGTGTCCAGCGTGGCAACGACGCCGGCCGCAGTGCTGGAGGTCACGATTCCAGTCAGGCACAGCGCAGCGGTCAGGGTGCCGGTGGCGTTCAGCGTGCCGGGTGCAACCTGCACCGGGGCCAGCAGCCGCTGCTGCTGCACTTGGGGGGACACGCCCACCTCGTACAGCACCTGCACGCCGCCCGAGGCGTCGATCACGATGTCAGCGCCGCTGGTGTACGGACCGAACACGGTCTGGCCGTTGTTCACGGTGCCAAGCACGGTCTGCTGCGCCGGGTAGTTGGGGAAGCCAACCAGCCGCGAGACGACGCACGAGCCTTGGCAGAAAACCGCGATGGACTCGTTTGCCGGCACCGAGACAGTGACGGTGCCCTGGGTGAGAAGAAGCGAACTCATGATGTGTTCCTTTCGTTGTCCGAGGGCGTCAGGTCTGCGAGAACATGATGATGCCGCTCATCTCCGGCTGCTTGTTGACGACACCGTAGAGCGTGTCAAGCCGGTACTTGGTCTTCATCGTGTTGATGTCGTACTGCTTGGTCATCACCAGCTCGATGCCTTGGTCGGTCGAAGCCCGCATCACCGCAGCGCCGGCATTGGTCGGGACGGCATAGCGGCCCGGCAGGATCTCCAGCGAGTCTTTCTGCCAGAACGGGTTCATCGCGCCGGCCACGGTGTTCAGGAACACGATCGGAGCGGTGCCGGACGGGGTGCCGATGGTCACGTTCTGGTACTGCGCTTCGGCATCGGTGCCGCCTTGGTTGCTGATGATCGGCGGGGTGATGACGAGGGTGGTCGCGGACGGCACGGAGACGACGCGGAAGCTCTTCAGGATGCCGGTGCTCTGCTTGGTGATGTGATGCACCGCGAACACGCTGCCGATGGTGAACGAATCGCCGGCCGCGACGTTGGTGGTCGAGGACACGGTGATCGTCTGGAAGCGGTTGTCC